GTCGCTTGGAAAGTCGGAGTGTTGTGTTGGTCGCATAGAAGGCGGCGGTGAGCGTATTAAGCTCACGCTTCAGAAGGAAAGGCCGAACAAAGTCTCCCGAAAAGTAGTCATGCCCACAGGACTCAAAGAAGAGTCCATCGGTGAAGGATTTCTCGGTATTGATGAGAAATCCGCATGCTACAGTAACCTCTTGGAAGAGGTCGAAGCAATCTCGCGGGATGATGACATCATCCCCATATACACTCAAATTGACCCCAGTTACGAAGTCAATACCGAGTTCTTGGCAGCAAGCAAAAGCTAAGCCAAAGAAAATGAGCGTCTCAAGCTCAAATGTATATGCATTGCCCATAGAGGTAAACTTGTGAAAGTTATACCACTTGCCCTCAACAAAATATCGGGGGCATCGGGCAATGTCAAGGAACTCAAACCAATCGATTGGTAAGAGATCCAAGACGAGGTTGTGCGCAATAGTGTCAGATGCAGAACTAAAGTCTACAGTAGACAGTCGCTCAGTGAATGCCTTTTGGGCAAGACGCTGATTGACGGATTGATCATTAAGATCAATTCCAAACCGTTTGAGACGGTTACGCAACCAAGAACCGACACCTTTCTGATACAAGCCGTTTAAAAGCGGTTCGATACAGATCGGGCGATCAGTTTTGGCATCCTTCGGGACAAACGTCAACTCGCTTCCGGACACGAGGGCAACCTCGCGCCAGTCCTGACTGATCCAGCCAGGAAATTCTCCGAGAAACTCGGATAGTAGCGGTTGAAATGCGTAAGTGCACTCTAAGGTTGAAGTCACCTTATTGTATACAGAGGTTTCGCCTCTGACACCGTACGAGGCCCCAGGGCCAAAACGGAAGTCCAACTGCTCGAGACTAGGAACGTCCCCTAATATTCTCTGGATAACTTGTCGAGCCCTGTCAAGGACTCTTTGAACAAGTTGGCTAACGCCATGTCCAGAAAGATCTCGGAAACGTTCATTTGTCTCACGACAGAGAACTTCGGCCTCAATGAACTTCTTCATTGCAGCTAAGCGCCGATCAATACCCGTAGGTAAATCAGGAAACTTAGACAGCAACTTGACCGCTGAGTAATCAGCGTAAAAGTCCGCAGAGTGGGTATAGTTCAAGGGATTCACACCCTTACGAACAAGCTGCTCATATTCACCATTACTGGCGAGTATAGAGCAGGCCAAGGACACGGGTGTGTCCAAAGCTTCCCACACGCGCTGAGCGTACGAAAGTGCGGTCAGGCGACGATTCGGTCTGCCTCTATGACGTATACGCGACATAGTCACTCTCCCGATCGCGTTAGTACGCGAGCTCGTACTTCTCGAAGGCGTCGATGACAAATTGATTGTCAAGGACGTTCCTCAGGAAGGCTCGAAGATCTTTTCGATCTTGAAGCGAGCAACGCTCAGGCAACGTGGAAACCATCTCGACCATAGGTCGATAGGCAACCGTCGGAGCCGGAGCGATACCAGAAACGGAAGAATTGCTTACCGTTTCCATCTTCGGGGTCTCAATCCGAAGCCGAAGCTTCAGATTGCGAGTGGCAGACTTAGCCTCTCCTTGGGGGCGCTCCAGCTTCAAAATCAGCTTGTTAAAGCCGATGTAGATGCCGGCAGCGCGATCCTCGAATTGAGCTTCGTCTGCAATAGCCTTCGCGGGAGCGAAGGTGTGGGCGACCGGAGTGCCCTGACCGTCATTGATAACGACGTTAGCGATTTGAGCCAATTTGGTTCAACCTGATGTTGCAATTCGGTCCGTCAACGTATAAACGCCGACAAAAACCATCAATCCCCTTTATTGGGGAGGACCACTCTGGGCTTTCTTGATGGAGTCCAATAGATACTGACACCTGTTGAGGGTTTCAGTAATACGATCGAGCATGACGTCAGTCGACCTGGTCGGGATATTAGTCCCGGGAGGATCAGTCTTTCGTCTAGCAACGAGCGTAGTCCGTTTAATCGGATCAATAGGGTTTTCCATCGCCAAAGCTCCTGAGTGGAATGGGGTTGGTCACGCGTCACTAAGCTGCCTGATGAGGGCGCACATAGTGACAAGCTTAGACAGATCAAGTCCGTCAAGCGAAGGTCGGAGCGCGCCTAACGGAGAAGGTGACCACCTTTCCGGAATGCGTACGTAGTCCCTCATTTTAAATGAGTTACAACGTTCACCATGACGACCAGGGCCTAAACCCTGGTACATCATACCCGTGACCTCAGTAGCCATACTGTACCCAACGTCGAGAAGCGTAAGCCCCTCGAACGCACAGGTACTCTGAATGTAGTTTCCTACATTCATAAAGTAATCGGCTACAAAGGAGAACGGGGTGAGCTCCCAAGCGATAGCAAGTGGGTTGGTTAATCCCGCTTCTGCCGCAGCGCGAAGAGTCGAATTCTCGACTCGCAGTCTGGCCCATGCTTTCGCAGTCCAGGCTGTATTGACAGTCGCGCGTCGCTGTCTTTCCCACCCAGCATTGTTGCTATAAGTAGGATTATCCGTTTTACGCTCGTCGAAACGAGCTTCAACGTAATAACCCTTCTTCTGCCGATTTATCTCTTGCCTAGCAAGAAATTCAGCGGCATTTTTAGCATCAAGCAGGGTAGGTACTATCCCGAACTTCACCCCAAGCCACGTAGTGGCGGGGAGTCGGGTAGCGCCGGAGGTTGCTGCGTGAGGGTCAATCCCGAGCAAGCGACCGACTTTGATGAGGTTCCCGTCACGGAAAGCCGAAACCACTTTCGCGGTTTTGGTGGCTAATCCAGTGATAAGGTCAATAGTCTTCTGAGCTTCAGCGATGGTAACACCAGCGTTGAAGTCATTCTGACCGACCTTAGATGTGAGGCGATACCATGCAGCATCCATATGCTGCACTGGGAAAGCTTCACTTTCGGGATACCCTACAATCATGGAAACTCCCTCCGTAGAGAGAGGATTTCCGTCGTTGTTGAGATAGGACTGCTCAACAAAGACACCACGAGCTTCACGGATTGTGTCCGCTATACGAGTGGTTGGAAGGTAACCATTTTCCTTCCGAAATGATTTGTAGTCAGGGATGGACGTAAGTTGTCTAAACGTACGTCCTTCCTCGATAGCACGGAACTCAGTGCCCGTATATTCGACCGTTCCGACTAACTGCCCAAGGCCGTCGTAATAAAACGTACGGCCTCGAAGCAGACTTTCGTTATGGCGAAAATACGACTGAGGCATAGCTATCTCCCTGTTCGACCCAGCGGGCATAGGAATCACCTATGACTGGGCGTGTAAACGCCCCCGCCATCCAAGAGCCCGTAAAGGCTCTGAATAATCTCAAAGAGACTATCCATCTGGATAGAAGAGACCCCGGGAGGGG